TCAATAAATATGAGTATGTCAGAACTTCAAACAGGCCAACAGCAGATATTTGATTATGTGAAGAACAACCTCGGTGAGGGCATGATCGATGTGGAATTGGACCCAAAACACTATCAAACGGCACTGGAAAGAGCCACAAATAGATACAGACAGAGATCATCGAACGCTGTTGAAGAATCATACGCTTTCCTAGAATTAAAGAAGAATCAAAATTCCTACATACTTCCAGATGAAGTGATCAACGTTAGAAATCTCAACAGGAGGACAGTGGGGTCGAGGACAGAAGGCGGCGAAGGCGGAACCTTGTTCGAACCGTTCAACCTGGCCTACACCAATACCTATCTTTTGAGGGCGGGTGCCACAGGAGGACTAGCAACCTACTACGCCTTCGCAAGTTACCAAGAACTAGTGGGCAAGATGTTTGGAAGTTTTATTCAGTTCCACTTTGATGTGGCAACTAAGAAACTGACCATAACGCAGAGACCAAGGGCAGACAACGAGACTGTGTTGATGCACACCGACAACTACAGACCGGACATAACATTATTCAAAGACATCTACGCCAAGCCGTGGATCAGGGACTACACCTTGGCCGTGTGTAAGGTCATGCTGGGCGAGGCCAGAGGCAAGTTCAACACCATAGCGGGACCACAGGGTGGAACAACACTGAACGGTGATGCACTCAAGAACGAAGGCAACGCGGAGATGGAGAGACTTGACCAAGAGATCGGAAACTTCCAAGAAGGTGGCACACCACACAGTTTTGTTATTGGTTAATTCCAGTCAGATCATATCTAAATAGTATTGATGGAAAAATCCAATTACAAGAATTATTCTGACCTCACTCTAGACGAACTCGAAACACTGGTACAGGATCTAGAGAACATGAGCATATTGGCCTTGAAACAGCACAAGAAAGGCCTGAGGATTTCCATCTTGAAATCTGTCAAAGAAGCAATCAAAGAGATTGAAAAACGTCTGAAAAAATAGTATAATGATACTATGCTGATAGGAGTAGTAGGATTAATAGGTTCTGGTAAAGATACCGTCTCGAAAAGACTAGAAGAGAAACACGGATTCCGCAGGGATTCATTCGCCAAGAGTCTTAAGGATGCCGTGAGTGTCATGTTCAACTGGGATCGCGAGATGCTGGAAGGCAACGGTGACGACAGCAGACAGTGGAGGGAACAGCCCGACGAGTTCTGGTCAAAGAAGTTTGGCAAGACAGTCACACCGAGATGGGTGTTACAACACTTCGGTACGGAAGTGATGAGACAGCACATGCACGATGCCATATGGATTGACAGTTGTTTGTCGAGATACGACGGTGAACCAACAGTGATTTCTGACACGAGATTCCAGAACGAATTGAAAACGATCAAGGAGCACGGCGGTGAAATAATACTCGTGAAACGTGGAGAACTGCCCACACGAGAACAGATGCAGGAACGCGGTGCCCACAAATCAGAGTGGGATTGGATGGGTTGGGATTTTGACCACGTCATAGACAATGACGGCACAAAACAAGAACTATTTGATAAAGTCGATGATTTAATCGTCGGCCACAAGATCACCCACACGCCAACCAAGTCTACGCACACTGCTTAATCGCTGACAGTTGGCACACACGGTCTTCAAATTATTCACCGAAGTGTTCCTCATATTTCCGTCCAAGAAAAGCACATCTAATTGACTCACTTGCTGTGCCTTGAATCCACAAAGTTCACACTTTTTGTGTTTCTTGTATCCTGATCTTTGTAAAGGGGTCACACCCCCCACACGCTTTCCTGCCTTTTTCCTACTACAGGTGTCACACAAACTACGCCAATATATCCTGTCGTACCTCCTGTAGGCGTAGGCCCTGGGTTTGCTTTTACACTGCTTACATATGGGTCTATCTTTGTATCGCATACGCATATTTACGTCGCCTATATAGGCACCAGTAAAATGGTAAATTATATCGTAAAAACCATATGATCTAATAAATAACTCTAGTATACACGTAACTTGCAAGGAGAATACGAAAAATGGCTTTAACATCACCAGGAGTAGAGGTTTCAGTAATAAACGAAAGTTTCTACGTACCATCAGATGCTGGTACAACACCACTGTTCATAGTAGCATCATCACAGGATAAGGCAAACGGAGCGGGAGACGGAACTGCGGCAGGCACAACGACTGCTAATGCCAACACTGCTTACCTTATCTCATCACAGAGAGAATTGACAGAGACTTTTGGAGATCCAAAATTCTACACTGACACAGCAGGAAATTCACTACATGGTTATGAATTGAATGAATGGGGTCTACAAGCGGCATACTCATTCTTGGGCATAGCCAACAGAGCATATGTTTTAAGGGCCAACGTTGACACTTCACAATTGATTGGAAGTGCTTCGGCTCCATCGGCGGCACCAACAGATGGCACATACTGGTTTGACCTTGCATCTACCAGTTACGGCATATTCGAGTGGAGCAAAACTGATCAGAAATTTACAACAATCACACCAACGTTGATCACAGCAGTTACTGACCTGGTAGGTAACGTGTCAACAGGTGCTCCAAAAACATCAGTGGGATCACAGGGAGATTATGCGATCAACACCACTCATGTTTCAAACAAGATCTACAAGAAAACTTTAAGCAACACCTGGGTACAACTGGGATCAAGCGCATGGCACTTGAGCTTACCTGTCATCACAGTTGCTTCAGGTACAACAGTGACCGGTGGTCATTCCATGTACGTGAACAGCGTTCAAGTTTCACCGAGCGGCAACGCACTTTCAGACGTGGCAACAGCATTCACTAATGCCAATGTTCCTGGTGTGTCAGCAAGTGTAAACGCAACAACAGGTAACTTAGAAATCTTCCACAATGGTCTAGGTTTCAGTGATTCTTCTGTGGCCGACGACAACACCATCAAATTCGAAGCAGGCACAGGTACACTGTTAAGTGATTTGGGGATCACAGCACAGACTTACAACGGTGTTAAATTCTATCAAAACAAACATACAAACAGACCTACATGGAAGACAGCAGATGAAGACAGACCAAACGGTTCGGTATGGTTCAAGACGACCAACGCCAACGCAGGTGCCAACATCGTTGCCAAACTTTACAGCTCATCAGATGCAAGTTTTAGCACAGTGTCTGCTCCATTGTATGCCACGAACCATTCAGCGATCTACAACCTAGATCCATCGAACGGTGGCACGGGTTTAACTGCTGGAACACTTTACACGCAGTACAACATCACCGAGCAATCAGTTGACGGACAGTCAGACATCACACCAAACGTGGGTGACTTCCAACTGTTCAGATACGAAGGTGGACAAACTGTAATCAGTTCTAAGACTACACATCCAACGTTCACACACAACGAACAATTTAGTGTGCAGGAATCTTTAAAAAATCAAGAAGCGTTGGCCGCCGCACAAACGGTTACAATCCAATCAAGCGATGGATCAACACTAGCCGACAAGGAAGACTTCGTGTCAGCCTTTAACGGAAAAGGTTTTATTAACCTGGAAGCATCTATAATCACATCAGGTGAGTACACCGGTGCCATACAGATCAAACACAAACTAGGTGGTGACTTCAGGATGAATAATCTTACAGGAACTCCACTAGATGACGCAGGTTTCGGTACCAGTGACGCACACAGTTACGGTGGATACACTGCGAACAGCACAACACTAGTTGACAACTTGTACGTGGCACCAACCGGTGATTCGGAAGATTCAACAGTGGGCAACGAGGTTATTGCCACAAACTGGAAACGTTTAAGTTACACAGCATCAACAAGTGCTCCTACTAATGAGCCAGTAGACGGCACACTTTGGTACGACACCAAAATCGACGAAGCGGACATCATGGTCCATGATGGAAACAAATGGGTTGGATATCTAAATCAGTACGCTTCCACAGACCCAAATGGTCCACAGTTCAGTGCTTCAGCACCAACCACACAGTCAGACGGTACAGCACTTGTGACCAATGACTTATGGATCGACACTAGCGATCTTGAGAACTATCCAAAACTCTACAGATACAACACATCTGCCACACTGAGTTCAAGCAACACCTCAAACCAAGTTGTTGTAACAACATCAGGTGCGGCTTGGGAATTGATCGACAAGGCAGATCAAACCACAGAAGACGGTGTTGTTTTCGCTGATGCTAGATGGCACACTTCAACAGACAAGAACGCCAACAACAGCACACAGGCGGGTACCGCTTCAACAATCAAGAATCTACTAAGTGACAACTTCGTAGACCCAGATGCTCCAGATCCAGCGCTTTACCCACAGGGTATCATGCTGTGGAACACTAGGAGAAGTGGTTACAACGTGAAGGAATACAGAAACAGTTACATAACAACGACTGCTTATCCTGGTTCGGGTTCATCAGGATTGGGTAACATCAGATTCAACAACGAATCAGTTGCTGGTTACTACCCGGACAGATGGGTGACCAAGTCAGGCAACAACGCGGACGGCTCTGGCACTTTCGGAAGGAAGGCACAGAGAAAAGTCATCGTGGCACAACTGAAATCTGAGATAGACACAAACCAAGCGATCAGAGAAGACCAAAGAGGCTTCAATGTTATTGCTTGTCCTGGATATCCAGAACTAATCCAGAACATGATCAACCTAAACACGGACAGGAACAACACAGCGTTCGTGGTAGGCGACACACCTTTGAGATTAACGGGCACAGCCACAGCGATCACAAACTGGGCGAACAACACAGCGGCCGCCACAGACAACGGCGAAGACGGTCTTGTTAGTTCAAGTGATTACCTGGGAGTGTTCTATCCTTCAGGATCAACCACAGACAACACAGGCAAGTCGATCGTTGTTCCACCTAGTCACATGATAATGAGGACACTGGCGAACAACGACAACGTTGCCTTCCCATGGTTCGCTCCAGCAGGTACTAGGAGAGGTATCGTGGACAATGCCACAGCAGTGGGCTACATTGACGCCACATCGGGAGAATTCCAAACAATATCTGTTGCGGAGTCAGTGAGAGATAGTATGCACGAGGTCAAAGTTAATCCAATAACTTTCTTCTCAGGTGCTGGTATCGTGAACTTCGGTAACTTGACCAAGACATCGGCGAGTTCAGCATTGGACAGGATCAACGTATCAAGGTTGGCAGTGTATCTAAGAACACAACTAGACGCAATCGCCAAACCGTTCATCTTCGAACCAAATGATGAGTTAACAAGGAACGAGATCAAACAAGCGATCGAGTCATTCTTGTTAGAACTTGTTGGTCAGAGAGCGTTGTATGACTTCTTAGTAGTGTGTGATGACACCAACAACACACCCACAAGGATAGACAGGAATGAATTGTACGTGGATATCGCGATCGAACCAGTGAAATCGGTTGAGTTCATCTACATACCGTTGAGAATCAAAAACACAGGAGAGATTGCAAATTTAGGGAACTAATTTTGGAATAAATAGATAGGAGAAACAAATGGCAATATCAACTTTATCAAAATTCACAGTACCTTTAGCAAACGATCAGAGCTCGTCATCACAAGGATTGTTGATGCCAAAACTACAGTATCGTTTCAGAGCGATCCTGGAGAACTTTGGAGTATCAACACCGAGGTCAGAACTTACAAAACAAGTTATCGACATCACAAGACCAAACCTGACTTTCGACACAGTGACCCTAGACGTGTATAACTCAAAAGTATACGTTGCGGGCAAACACACCTGGGATCCAATTACGATCAACCTAAGAGACGATGTCAATAATTCAGTGACTAAACTGGTTGGTGAACAGATCCAGAAACAGTTCGACTTCTTCGAACAGTCAAGTGCGGCATCAGGAATCGACTACAAATTCACAGCAAGGATCGAAATGCTTGACGGTGGTAACGGCGCCAGCGCTCCTAATGTTCTTGAAACATTTGAGTTGTACGGTGCATACGTTGAGAACGTGAACTACAACACAATGGCATACGCAACTTCAGATCCAGCAACGATCACTCTATCGGTGAGATACGACAACGCCATCCAGACTCCAACAGGAACTGGAATTGGTACAGCGGTATCTAGAACGATCGGTACCTTAAGTACTGGTGGTTAATACAAATTAAGTTAGCAATTATAAACATCAAAAGCGCCTTTATATGGCGCTTTTTTTGTGACCATAAATACCCATATGCCAAGCATTAACAACTTCTTACAGGGATTCCAGGACGGCCTACCCGGAATGAAAGACTTCCGACACGCATCACGGCTGTACATAGATGACAACTACAAGTTGATGCCGAAACAGAAGTTCCTGTTCCACGTGGTGTTCAACACAGATGAAACCTTATTCTTTAATGGATTCAACACTAACGAAAGGCTTGAACTTAACATGTTGGTGAAAAGTTGTGATTTACCAAAATACAACATGAGCGTGGAAGAAAAAACACAGTACAATAAGAAGATGTATGCGGCCACAAGGATAGCATACGAACCAGTGAACATTACATTCCATGATGATCATGCAGACACGGTGAATGCTTTCTGGAAAAAATATTATGAATATCACATAGCAGACTCTGTTGCTTTGAACTCCGATCTAGCGATATCCAACACTAAGGATGATTACTACGACGGAATTGACAAGAAGAATATAACCAAATTTGGTATGGACACACCTGCACAACGAAAGAAACCATACCTCAAAGGTATTGAAATTTTTGTGCTTCACAAACAGAGATTCACATCAATGACACTAGTGAATCCTGTGATAGGATCATTCAGTCATGACAATCTTGATCAGGCAGATGGTGCTGGCGTTTTGTCAAATACAATGCAGATCCTGTACGAGACCGTAATTTATAAGTCCGGAATTGTAAACAAAAATAACGTACCAGGATTCGCCACCATCCACTACGACAAAGAACCTTCACCATTAACTGTGCTAGGTGGTGGTACAAACAGCATATTTGGACCAGGTGGAGTGGTCGATGGCATAGGTTCAGTAATACGAAACGTTCAGTCTGGAAACATACTGGGTGCCATACTAGCGGCTTCAAACACATACAACAACGCAAAGAAAATTAAAAAATCTGACGTGAAAGAAGAACTCAAAGGCATAGCCAAGGAAGGTATACTGGAAGTGGGCAAACAGGCAGGAACCATAACCAATCCAGTTGGGGCATTCACCGTGGGCACAGCAGTCGCGGCAGGAACAATTTTAGCCTCGGCAAAAAGCAACAATGATCAGACCAACAAGCAAAATACACGTGTGATCTCTAGTCCAAGTCTAGACACGGTGACATATCTAACTGCAGAGGAATCCGCTAACTTAATCAACAACGACCCAATAATTCTTGATGAGGTTGCGGCCGGAATATTTTTCAAAGACATTGGTTCTAGAGACGGAGACACAGTGCCAGAATCAGATATAAGATATGCAGGAGCATCAGACACCGTGAAAAGAGTTTATCGAAACAAGGCAATCACAAACATAAGACAACTAGTAACAGATGGTTATATCAAAATTGATAGGTCTTCTCAGAACGTTTCTATTGCAACAGAGAAAGCGGCATTATAATGGCAGAATTTTACACAAACCTACCTCCAAAAGAAAAAGACGAGTTAGATAAGACAATAGAAAAACTTACCACATCCAACTACGAAACCAACTATCAGTTCAGTGCCGGTGATTACGATAGCACTGTGGGATTCTTCGTCAAGCGTGGATTTTCGAGAACATCAGCAGAATCAACTGCTTATGTAATATTAGCACAATCAAAAATTGACAACATCAGACCACAGGAAATATTAGACAAACTGACCTATGCTGATCCGGCCCTGTTGTCAGAACTGACAACCATAATACTGAACGCCAACAGATACAAGTCCAGCAGACTGGGTGTCAGGCAAACACTAACAACGAAAGAGACCGTATCTAGAAACATCATAGATTAATATCCAAAGGAAACCTATGTATATCAGTCTAAATTTGCCAACTATTGAAACAAAAAAAATCAAATGGAACACTAATAAAATAATTGATAAATCAAGCAAGTCAACAATTAATGTCAATGGAAAATTAGGTTACTGGGCATACTCTGTAGATGATTTTACCTATAAAACACTGCAGGAATTTTTCCCAACAGAAATTATGTTAAATTCGCGTGTGTTGGTGCAGTTCCTTAGATCAACTACGAATGATAATCCGCACAGAGACAGTTATCCATGGACTTTTATGTACATGTTGGATGATGCCAGTGGATACACAACTTTGTATGATGAAAACAAAAAAATTGTATCATCGCATGTTACACATAATAGAAACTGGGCCTTATTTAAATCTTGGAGTTGGCATTCGCCTGCAGGCATCAAGGAAAATAAAATCAGGAAAGCACTTGTGATACGTTTGAAGAAGGATTTCGATCTAAGATTTTTACTGGAGAGCACAAATGTTACCGAGATTCGCTAAGGGGAAGTTTTCGCCCAAGAACGGAGACAAGTATGTTGGTACCAAAACCCCTACTTACAGAAGCAGTTGGGAACACGCATTCATGAGGCTGTGCGACGAACATCCGAACGTGTACCAGTGGGCCAGCGAAAGTATAAAAATTCCATACCGACATCCGTTCACGGGCAAGTACACAGTGTACGTGCCAGACTTCTTCATAGTGTACCAAGACAAGGAAGGCAGGAAACACGCTGAAATGATCGAAGTCAAGCCCATGAGCCAGACTACAATGGAGTCAGCGGGT